TGTCGGACAGGCGGCAAACACCGCGAATCTCTTTGCCTTCAATATCGTTTGGAAATTTTTTAAACATTTTATAACTCCGCCGAAAACTGCCAATTTAAAAAGCGAGAAGAATAGCTTCCCGTTGATGAACTCGTAGCACTTGCATACGCGTGTCTTAAATCTGCAACGGTAAGTGTGTTTGAAGACGAGTTAAAGTGTGAAGTTGACCCCGTACTCCCTTGAGCGGCAGTTGGGGATGCCCGCATTTCAGTGACAAAAGGTGTTCGTTGCTCAGTGCCATACCCAGCAGGACCATAATCTGAACAGCACATATTTGCAATTTGAAAATAACGCTGACACCTACGGAGCATCTCGCCATAATCAACGTTCTCAAAAGGCGTGGCTACACTGCCTGCCTCAAGCTGTACGCCTGTTATGTAGAAGGTTGCTCCGGATGTGTCGACTACTGAGGTTGCGCCTATTGCTGACTGATAATCTGCAGATGCCCAAGCGCCAGCGGTTCCGTTAAAATTAGAACCGCAACCAAGACCAAAGCGAACACGAATACCAACGCCGCTGTCGGTCAGCCAAGTTCCTTCTGTATCACCAGCAAAGGTGATGGTTTTGTATTCCCAAGTGTCCGCAGACGAAATTGTGTATGTAAACGCATAAGACCTGTCAACAGAAGAATTTACTAAAGCACCGCCAAAAGTCCCCGTTAGGCTAGAGCGAACCCAAAAAGATAGCGTGACTGGTTTTGCGTCAGCAGTGCCCCATGAAAAATCTGCAGAATTGAAACCTTCTATAAATTGTTCCAACCTGTTTGACTCGTTATCAGCAAGGCTTACAACGGCTGTTGTTGTTTGGACTTTGAGTGATGATGCGAAGCCAGTAGGTGCGCTGGATTCTTGGGTAATAGTAACAACACCGGTAAAAGTACCTGATTCTGCCCACCGCCAACGGTCAATTGTGTATTGAGTGTCACCGTTAGTCAGCCCACTAAAACTCGTTCCACGCTGTGAAATCCGCATATCTCCGTTGATGATGCGATTCCTGCCAGCCATGTTAGACACGGTTGGGGTAAACGTGTTGATGCTTGCTGTGTTGCCACCACTAGCATCGGTGATGGCGTTTGTTGCTAATGTACTCATGGCTTTGGATACTCCTGTTTCACTGCGGCAATCGTTGCCTTCCACGCATCAATGCCTTCGTGGTAGATGGTGTCTAGCTGGTCAGCAATTGATGGGTAGGCTTGGGCACGTTGCTCTTTGTATGCGTTAGAGGCTACCAAGGCTTCAGCGGCAGCTAGGTCATAGGACACGACTTGCTCGTTGGCATCATAGGCAACGTCATTACGGATTGTTACAACCGTTGGATTTAATTGGTAAATTGCATCGTGTAATTTCATGCCGCAATCTCCATAAGTGTAATTGTTGATTTTTGGTTATTACCGTTCATAGATACAGCAGCCCCACCATTAGAACGCATAGCTAAGGTGTACGTTTGACTACTTGTAGTGGATGGGCTATCTAAATAATTTATTGAAACCGAACCCCCTACGAGTGAAGCGTTTCCGTACACAAGAGCAAAACCCCAATTGGCGGCACCTCCTAAATCTGTTCCAGCAGTAGTTCCTCTAAATACAGTATATACTGCCGCTTCACCGTAACCCCCTGCAAAACCTTCGGCAGCAACAAGCACTAAAACTTTGTTAGATGCACTACTTGGGGTTATAGAGGCTGTTAAAGTTGTAGTCACAAAACTTGTGCTAGTTGTAGCCACAGCTGCTTCTGTTTCTGCTTGAACCACCTGAAGCACATTACCAGCCCGTTGCAATGTATCAATTGTCCCCGCCTCATCAGGCAACACAAGCGTTCTATCTGTATTGGTCGCTGGTGACTCAAGGGTGAAAACCCCTGTGCCTGTCGCAGCGCCTTTGATTGCTATATTGCTCATACATCATCCTCCGATGGGTTTGGGTCATAAAAACTGCCATCAGCAGCCTGCATAAAACCAGTACCAACCCACACTGATTCATCAACCACCACGTAAGTCATACCGGCAGGTGCTGCGTTGCTAGGTTCGCCTACGCCAACATTAACCACAACACCATCTGAATTTAAAATAACTGTTTTCATATTAGTAATACACCGTAATTCTTATCACGCCATGGTGACCAGCGCCACCACCCCTGTTAGCCGTAGAGTCCTCTACCGCACCACCAGAGCCACCTGCGCCATAGTTTACTGCGGCTACTCCATTATTAGCACCATTTGACGCTTGTCCTCCGAGAGGACCCGGACCAAACATTGAATCCCCGCCAGTACCACCAACGTACTGGGCAAAATCGCCACGGGAACGACCACCTCCCGTTCCCCCTACTACATTAATATCTCCACCACTTGCGCCGCCGCCTGTGGCGCCTTGATAATAAGTGTTGGATGCAGCTGCTGAGATGCCACCACCTGCTAAGGCTCCATTTGCAGTTAAAGTTAATGCCCCATCTGTAAATGTTGTGGTGCCCCCGCCGGAACCACCATAAACCCCCGCCGCACTACCTGCTCCTCCAGCGCCGATTGTGTAGGTATAAGATGCAGAAGGGCTTGTAATTAATTTTGCACAGTAACCACCGCCACCACCGCCACCACCGCCAGCACCGTTAGCACCATCGCCATCTACACCACCGCCACCACCGCCGCCACCAACAGCTTCCACATATAAGGCTCGAGCACCTGTTGGTGTTGTGTAAATTGCAGCAGTACCAGTGGTTAGGTACTCTATACCGCCAAATAAGTAACCGCCAGAGGCATCAGGCAGTGTAATACCTGCTGTTCCATCTAAAATAATACTCATGTCTACCCCTTAGATAATAATCCAGCGACTACCGCTAGGAACTGTAACTGTAACACCAGAGTCAATCGTAATAGCTCCAGTGCTCATAGCATTTTTACCACTTGTAATGGTGTAATCGCTTGTAACAGTTTGACCATTCTCATAGAAGATGTCATCAGTACCCGCGCCTGTAGCACCACCACCGACTTGAACAACAGAACCACCGCTGTTCTTTGTGTACATCTTCCTATCTTCAACGTTTAACGCAAGTTCACCTACGTCTACATCTCCAGTGCCGGGAACAGAACCAGCTGTGGTACTGTTCTTGATAATAATTGTGTTAGCCATTAAAATGTTCCTCCATCAATGGTCGTAGTCCATGAAGCATTAGTTCCATCCGTTGTTAAAAATTTACCCGCGTTGCCTGTTTGGTCAGGTAGTGCAACAATCAACTCCCATGATGCCGTAGACCCATCTGTTGTCAAATACTTACCGCTATTACCCGTTTGAGCAGGTAAAGCATCAACCGTAGCCCATGAGGTTGCAGAGCCATCAGTTGTTAGATACTTACCACCATTGCCTGTTTGTGTTGGGTATGTCGCATAACCTTCAGCAGCGTGGTCACCCCAACCGTAAGCAGTGTCCCAGTTGGAAATCTTTGTATTGTCCTGTGTCCACTTAGTGCCAATAGAGGTGGTAACAGTGGTGGAGAAGTTAGCGTCATCCCCTAGAGCCGCTGCCAACTCATTAAGCGTGTCCAGTGCGGCAGGAGCAGAATCTACTAGGTTTGCAACAGCTGTGTCAACATAAGTTTCACTCGCCCACCCTGTAATATCTGCTGGTTGAACTGCTGTATCCGCTAGAGCACCCTGAGCTGCCGTGGCATAGTCAGTAGAGGCTGTGGTAGCCGCTGTACCTAAACCAAGATTTGTACGTGCTGTGGCTGCGTCTTCTAAATCAGATAAGTTAGCCGAAGCAAGTAACAGACCTGAACCGCTATCTGTCAAAGAGAACCAAGCGGAACTTTTGAAAATACGCAAACTACCAATAACAGTGTCATAATAGAGAGCACCCTCAACAAGTGCATCACCATCATTGTCCAGTGTAGGTTCTGAAGCCTTAGCCCCTAAATATACATCATCAAAGCTGTCTAGTGCAAGTTCAGCAGCTACTTGAGCTGCCTCTGCCGCTGTTTGTGCGTCTTGTGCTGCCGTAGCACTAGATGATGCAGCAGACGCGCTAGAAGAGGCGCTAGAGGCGCTAGAAGCTGCGTTAGACTCTGAGGTAGCGGCTGCGCTTTCGGATGCAGCAGCGGCTGTTTCTGAGGCTCCTGCGGCTTCCTCTGATGCTGCTGCGGCTACTTCACTAGCTAAAGCGTTAGTTGCACTGGTACTTGCTGCTGAAGCACTTGAAGCTGCGTTATTAGCACTGGTAGAAGCACTAGAGGCACTAGCAGAAGCAGCAGCAGCTTTGGTAGTAGCAGTAGAAGCACTAGAAGCCGCTGACGTAGCTGAAGCAGCTGCATTAACCGCTTGCTGAGTGACAGCAGTTACGGTAGCGTCAGTAGTACTGTCACCAGCACCGCCAATCCCACGATATATTGCCATGTTAATTCCTTATTCCCTTGTTGAAAGGTTCTAACAAAAACCCTTTAACAAAGAAGGGAGACTCCCTAAGAAGTCCCCCATCAACCTAATTAGGCTGGCATTGCGATTGCAACAGCAGCTTCATCACGCAACTCTTTTACGCCATACAGCATATCAGAGGTGAACAATGTGCCCAAGAACTCTTGCTTGTACTGAGTCTGTGAGCGAACGCCCATTTGCTCAGCCAACACGAAAGCGTCCTTGTGGAACATCATACCGACACGAGCGTCACCAGTGGCAGTCTCGCAGTTGGTAGAGACATAAACCTTCACGCCGTAGACGTTACCGATTTCGCCGTTGCGAATGCTAGAGCCATCACCAACGAAAGCCTGCTCAGTGAAACGAGCCAAGCCCAACATCACGTTACGAGCGACAGGAGGCAACACCAACACACGACCGTCCATAGGTACATCAGCATCGTCCAAAGTCTGGATGATACGGCGAATACCAGCGTCAGTGATTGCAGACTCGTTAGCACCAGTGTACAGAGTAGAGCCATCACCACCGATCACAGCCTTGTCATAAGCGACAGTACCGTCACCGCCTTGTACACCACGACCCAATTGAATCAGGTCGGTGTCAACTTGCTTAGCCAAAGCGTAGCCAGCGTCAGCAGTGTAGAACTTACGCATTGAAGCCAAAGCCTGAACTTCGGTGATGTCTTCAATCAAGCGGCTATATTCATAGTGCTTGTTAACCAACACATCGACTTGTGTGGCTGTCTCGTTTTGGAGAGTAACAGCAGTACCAGCAGCTTTGGTAGAAGCAGCGCCACGGCTGGGCTTAGGAATGTGCAATGTGTCGCCCTTTTTGCCCTTGAAGGACATCTTAGAGACGAGGTTTGCCATAACGAGGTTTTGTTTGTAGGCTGCGATGATTTCGTCAGACCACAATTCAGGGATAAAAGCAGCAGCAGTGGTGTTAGTTGTAAAACCACCGTTAGCTGGGAAAGTAGAAGTTGCCATTTTAAAAATTACCTTTCAGAATGATTATTTAACACGACCCTCCGCGTATGCCTGCATAATTTCTGGTGCAAGCTGTTCATAGCGGTCAGGGTTTGTACGCATGAGTTCGATGATGTCGGCTCTGCGATAGGTTTTCTTACTTGCAGTTTCACCGCTACCCTTGGATGACCCAGTGGCTGCGCTTTTAACTGCTTGCTTACGCTGTACTTGTTCGACTGCCTTTGTCTGGTTGACCACCTGAGTTCGTTCTTTCCAAGTGGTGAGCAACTCATGCGCTGCGTCAAAATCGTAACTGCGGTCAGCTCGACTAAATAGCTCTTGACGTACCTTACTTTTGTTAACCCATTCAGCGAAGCTACCGTCATTGACGACTTCAGTAAAATCAGGGTGAGCTTGTTTCAGGTTGGCTAACGCTTCAGCCTTCTTCATTTGTGCCGACAGCTCTTCCGCTTGTCGCACCTTCGGATGCTTTTCGATAGCCCTTGCAATAGCTTTGTCGGGGTCGGTAAAGAAATCTACCTCT